GTGCCGCCAGATGATCCCCACGATACAAAGTCGCCAATCGAAAGCGCATCTGGTGCAGCGCGTTCGCCTTCGTCAATTCTATCCAAAGCCATATCTTTTGCCCTTGCCCAAGTTTGTCCTGCATCACCGCCCCACGCTGCCCAAGCAACGCGACCTTTTGACGGATAGCCTTCTTCACCGGCACTAAACCCTTCGGCTTGCTTGTCAACTTCGTGCCGACTAAAAAAGCTGTGCATCCGGCGCACTATGTCGGCAGATAGTTCTTGCCGATTAACCAATTGATTTGCACGCGCAACCGCAACCGCTGTGCCGCCTTGTTCACCTTCTTCGCGCCACTTTTTGAATTTACGCGCTTCCGCTGCCATCCCTTCGGTCGGCTTCAAGTTGATTTCAATGCCTTTATAGGTCGCCATCTTCTTGCCCCGCGTCTATTGATGGTTGCGCCGGTAACTTAGTGCCGAACGGCTGAAAAGCGGTGTCGATGCCGTAACGATCAGCCAGTTCGCTTTCGCGGTTGATCTGTTCAAAGATTTCTTCAGTATCGCGGCCATATTGAGAATGCACATCCTGCAAGCTGACAATGCCGTTGTTCAGTGCGGTGACGCTGGCGTTTATCTCTTTAGCCGGATCAACCCAAGCAAAGCCGCGTGGCCGATAGATAACTTGATCAGCAAACAGGTCATATTTGCCCATTGGCAAGCTGACGCGGCCAACAGTTATCGCCATTTCCAGCCAAGCCCGATATATCGGGTCAATAAACTGGTCGATCATAAACTGTTGAACCATTTTGAAATGGTCGCGATCTTCGATAGTGCCTTGCCGAATAGACGAATAGCTAACGCCTTCAAGGTTGTTTGCCAGCGATACATAGCTGACCCCAAGACCGGATGCGATCCCGCGCAGAATACCCTTTTCAAACTCAGCAAAGCTGTCAGTCGGGTTTTGCGGGTCAAAGGCTGTGAATGACATTCCAGCCGGTAACTGTGTAAACGTGGCCGGTTCTGCCGACATTATCGGCGCGTGATTGTCATAATCATCACCAACAAAGCCGTCACCTTCGGGGCTGGTGAAGAAACCCATCTTTGACGCAGCGACCCGCGCATTGACCAGCGTGGCTTCTTCGTAACCGTCTAGCATCTTGAGGCGGGTCAATACGTTGCTCATCCACGGCACGCCACGGGTCTGACCAGCGCGATCCTGCAAATAGCAGTGGATGATTTCACTAGCTGGAACGATCTTATGATGCCGCTTTGTCTTGCTGCCATAACCCTGATCGTGATGCGGATGATCTTCAAATAGATAATAATTCAACGGCTTGCCGGTGCGCTTGTCTAACTCGACACCCATACGCACTTCGTTGCCGTTGCCCAGCCGCGTGTCATAACCTTCGTCAAGATAATCAGCTTCAAGAAACTTCAGCGAAAAGCCAAATGGGTTTCCGGCTGGGTTCTTGATCTTTTGGATTAGCACTTCGCCATCGCGTGCCAGCGTTTCCATAAACAACCGCTGCGCTTGCACCCACGACACGCGGCCATCAACAGTGCAGAAACCAGCGCGACCCCACGCTTGCCACGCTTGTTCGATGATCCGGTTGCCCACGCTGTCCAGCGAATTGTCATCATTGCGCTTGCGAACTTGTATCCGCACGCCGTTTGCGCCAACCACGTTTGTTGACATTATCTGCAAATAGCGTTTGGCATATGGGTGGTTGCGGCTGATTTCGCGGCAACGATCCCGCAAAACGCGCAGTGATGGTTTGATTTCGCTGTCTGCCGACCGGCTGCTTGATACAAAATCGCTGAATAGTCGGCCAGTGTCAGCCCCGTGAAATGCCCGAACCGCCTTGCGTGGTTGGGGCTTTGCTTTGAAAAAGTCAAAGATGCCCATTGTTAAAACCTCACCAAGATGGTTGCGCCGGTATTTTCACCCGCGTCAGCGCGTTCTTTTTGCCGTTCTTTCGCATATTCTTGCCGATAAAAGTTCCGCGCGTCAATTAGATCAGTGAATGACATTTTTGTCAGTGACCGCCCGTTGATCGAATAGCTGGCAACGTCTGCGTCAGCCTTGCCTTGCAAGATGCTTTCGATCTTAGTGATCATTATTTCGGCGTGACTGCGTGGGTCAGCCCCGTTTATGTCCAAATCTTCGATGGCGGTAAATGTGCCACGCTCAATGACTACGCGATTGCCGGATGCGGTTTCGGTGACTTCTAGCTGCCAATGATAAAAGCCAGCGACATAAGCTGCACTGGTCGCGCTGTCTACCTCAAAGACATATGTGCCGTTGCTTTCGGTCGCTGCAACCTTGATTTCAGTTGCGCCGCCGCCAGTGATGCGTGCGACATATTCCATTGAGTGCGTTGCCAGTGGATAATCGCTAACCAGATCGGTGCGCTTCCAAAGCAGATAATCGCCAATGATGATTGTTTCGGGTGCTTGCCCGTCAGGGGCTTCGTTTATATCAAATCTGTTTGCCATTATTTACCGCCAAGAATTAACAAAGCCGCCTTGTCTTGGTCGGCGCGCCAGTGGATTAGGCTGTTGCGGCTGCGGTTGTGCTTCTGGTTCTGGTGCATTTACGACCCTATCGGCAACAGCATTGATATTCAGCGACAAGATGCAAAGTGCCGCATAAGCGTAAACCCTGCAATCAAGTGCTTCATTCCTTGTGCGCGTCTTGACAAAATCCCTGCGCGGAAAGCCTTTTTGGTATTTAGTGACAATTTTTTCACTATTAGCAAGTTGCTGATAATACTCATCTGACCGTCCGGCTGGGAAGTGGCAAAACCCTGCACCCTCAGATTGTACCTTTAACCGCGAGAAAATCAACTCCTTGATCGGAAACGTGCCGATTGCAAACAATTTAATCTTGCCAATGTTATTTTTGGTCGGTCTGCTAACCAATGGCCGTTGTTCGCCGCCCATACCTTTTATGGCAAATATGCGCCGACCTTCGCGTGGTCTGACAAAGTTATAGACCGCTTGCGTGTAATGACCGCCACTATCTATCGTGGCTGCGCGAATGCCTAGCTGTCTGCCGCTTTCGGTCACATATCCGGCTTTTAGGATATTATCCAGATCGTTCCACAAATGCGGCGTTGAAGGGTCGCCATACAAGGTCTTGTAATCCAGCGACCAACTTTCTTCATCACGACCCCAACCAACGATTTCCAGTTCAAGCCGGTCATCTTGAACGTCAATGCCAGCGGTGACGACCACAATTTCATCCGGTACGGTTTCGCCCCAATTATCTTCGCGGCTTTGGAAATCAATATCGCCAACAGTCTCACCTTGATCTTCCCACGTTTCAGCCAAGAACGTGTTTACAAACACGCGCAGCGTATCAGGTGCCTTCTTCGCCACCAGAAAGTCGCGCACTGCATCGGCCATCATAGTCCAAGGCGAATAAAGGCCATTGATGTGAAAGCCAGCGATGCCGGTATCGTCAGCGGTTGCCACCCATTCGCCCTTTCTGACCGCCCTGTTGCGTTTTGGATCATCCCAGACCGATCCACAAGCCTCACAGCTATAAAAAGCGGTTTCTGGCCGATCTTTCTCCCATTGCACTTGCGACCACTTTAAGGTCTGCACTGTGCCGCAATCTTCACAAGGCACAAAATATTGCCGCTTGTCGCTTTCTTCATATTGGCTTTCGATCATTGACGCGCCTTTGTTGGTCGGCGTGCTAACCATTACCATTTTGCGATTGTGAAACGTGGCCGATCTTTTGCGGGCAAGTAAGATAGGCGAACCCTCAGAACCGGCACTGGACGGATAGCGATCAACCTCATCGCACAAAACAACGCGGATTGGCCTTGACGCCAGCCCAGCCGCACTATTAGACCCGACCAAGCTGATATGACCGCCAGTGAACACTTTGTGCGTTGTGGTGTTATTTGCATCGCGGCTTCGCGGGTCTTTGACTTTGTGCTTCAAAGCCGGTGTATCCCGCAGCATTGGCGCAAGACGGTCTTTAGAAAACGCCTGTGCCATTTCAAGCGTTGGCTGCACAAGCAGGATTGGCGCAGGATCGTGGTGGATGTGGAAACCGATGACGTTCAACAGCATTTCGGTCTTGCCGACCTGTGCGCCAGCAACGACCACAATGTCACGCAAAGTCGGATCGCTAATGGCATCCATAATGCCGCGCTGATATTCAGCCCTTGATGTGATCCAACGACCGGCGGCTGCACTAGCTTCCGATGACAGTCGCCTTTCGCGGTCTGCCCACTCTCCCACGCTTAGACGGGGCGGCGGCTTCAGCGTTTGCATCGCCCCCACTATCACCGCTTTCAGTGACGACTGTGCGTCCAGCGTGTTCGTGTGGTTGGTAAGATGATAATTCATCTAACGCTTCCCTTATTTGGTTTTCCAATATGCTTTGAATAGTTGGCAAGTCAGTTTCAGTGGCGCAGATCGGCGCACAGATTGATGGCAACGCCAACAGCTTCGCTTTCATAGCCG